AAAGAGAGGAGCGCCCAGAACTCTACAACCAGCTTATTACATATATTGATCAACAGATCAGTTTTGTGATTAATGGAGAGACAACCGTTGGTCACGAGACTGGTAGTGTTGGGTCATTTGCGCGCGATCAAATCGCCGACTCTGTGAGAATGAGGAAGGCCAAGGCTTTCTCTGAAGAGCTTGATGAAACAATTAACTCTACTTTGGTCCGATGGATAGTAGAACTCAATTATCCTGGCAAGACTCCTCCTAGGTTGGTACGTAACTTCGAAGATCTCAAGCAGAGAGAGGATCCCGTGCGCATGGTGCAGGTACTCTCCCAGTTAGGAGCTTTAGGGTACCAAGTAGATGACGTAGACTGGCTAAGGGAAAAACTTAACATCCCTTCATTGACCAAGCAGGAAATGCCTGAAGGTGGAATGATGGGAGGTATGATGCCTCCTATGGAAGGTGGTCAAGAAGCCGAGGCTCCTATGGCCGAGGACATGGACTTTGGCACAGACCTCATGAAGCTATTCGATTTTGAAGAGCCTTCAGAGAAACAGAAGATGTCCCAAGAGATTGCTGCTAATTTCAAAGGAGATCTTGATGATGTCGGTTTCCAACGTATCGTAGCTGACTCTACTGGTAACGAGATGCAGATCTCCAAGCTGAAGATAGACGAGTTTACCTCGCCAGGGGAGATTATCTTTGTCATAGAGAGACTCCTAGAAGAGATAAGAAACGTACGAAAACAGCCTCCTGAGGCTCTTGAGCTCAAGTCGAGGTGTGAGACAGAAGTACAAAGAATGAAGAGTCTTATAGAACAAGAGGGTTTATCTGAGTGTGATTCTATGAATCTGATCTCTCTCTACGAGGAAACCTTTAGATTAAATAGATACACTGTACATAGAGAGGCCGTAACTCTAGATGTAGAGAAGAAAGGATACTGGAGATGGTTTGATCCGTACTTCCAATAATCCATCTAGTTTAAATACTATTTAGAAATATTGCATATAACGTAATTTACTATGCTATCCTATAAGCCTATTACTCAAGCACAGTACTGGATCCAGGCCTCGCCTTTCCAGCACTACTTCACTACTTTCTCAGGAATCAGAGATACATCTGGAACTACTCAGTACGCTGATGGTGTCAGAGGTCGTATCTTCCAGCTCAAGGGTCCTCGTACTCTTGCGGAAGTGACTGTATCTACTCCATTCGACCCTGAGAAGCACGCAGACATCGTCGACTTCTGGAAAACGTATGATTGTTCCTTTGTTACTTTGACCGTGACTCCTGTTGAGTGCGGTGAAGACCCTAGCCCAGTTGGTAACAGAACCATCACTATCCCAGATGCTCAAATCACTTCTATTAACTTTGGCCAAGCCGACAGGGCTTCTACAAATGTATCTACCCTAGAGCTTACATTTGTAATGGACACGTTTACATATAACTGATCTATTATAGGAGAGTTGAGGTATGTCAACCTCCAATTTATTTTTTAAAGGTTGCTTTTCTGAACTAACAGATGAGCAACTCCAGGCTATTGAGGCTATAGGCGCCGATGGAAATCTGGTAGATGAGTCTTGCGCACGAGAGACAAATACGTGCGGAATGACTCTGACCCAGTTATTAAATATACACGAGTTATACGACTTTCAAAGAGGAGTACTCTACGAAAAGTGGGGAGAAGTCACTTTCCCTTGGGAGATAAAACCCACCACCACAAACCTAGACTATGAGAAGTCAAGGAAAGAATGGAGTGTTGCCAATTATATAGGGCTTACTTCGTACTATACTGGAGATAGAGTATTATACATAGAGGATGACGGGTACGCCATCTCTGTGTACGAAGCGAACCAAGATATATCAGCTCCTGCGGGCCCTTTAGATAGGACCAAGTGGGATAAAGTTTGTACTATAGAGTTTTCTGATCCAGTACAGCTTCCTTCTATAAAGAAGCTTATAGACACTTATGAGTTTTATTTCTTGAAGGAATTTCTTGAGGATTGGGGAGAAGTTAATGAGGGCTGGAAAGTAGATCTGCAAGGAAGAAGCAGTGATGAATGGGACGACTATAAGATAAGAAGAGACTTCTTCTACAAAGTAGGAGATTTTGTCTTAGTAGAATCGCAATGTAGCGACGCCTTCTGTCTCTGGATTAATATAAAAGACATCCCGGTTACTGACCAGAACCTAATAGATTTCGCAAAGTTTACCCCTGTGGTAAATGGTGAGGTATACTGGGAGAAGATATATTGTGTGAACTCTGGCATGAACCGATGTCTAGGCCCACAATCAGATAGGAATTTGGATAATTACCAGTTTGTTGAGATAGGATCTAAAGGGCACTATGTTGAACAGCCCATCCCTTACTATGACCTAAAAGGTAATTATATCTGTGATCAGTACAACCACAAGACTTTAGGTGAGGCCGCTGCACTAAGACCCAGCAGAGTGCTAACACAAAATGAAATTGACTATCTTGATGGCTTAGTGGATGAGATTACCGACGCTTCTACATTTGGCAACGAGGCGACTTCGACCCCTCAGTCTTCTACTTCATCGGTATCCCCGTGGCTGCGTCCACCTTCACAAGCTCCTGTCGTAACTCAACCTGCCCCTACACCCACGCCTACGCCCTCTCCTAGCTATTCTTCGCCGAGCCCAGCTCCAACCCCCACACCGACTCCTACTCCTACTCCCACACCGACACCTACACCTACTCCCGCACCTACTCCTACTCCTACTCCTACTCCTACTCCCACACCGACACCCACGCCTTCGCCCTCTCCTGGCTACGGTGGTGGCTATGGCGGCTACTGATCACTCTGAGGTTTAAAGTAAAGTATGGCAAATGTATTCGGAGGAGGATCCAGTTCTAGCGGATCTTGCGGAAGCAATCAAGATATCATACAGGCACCTAGGCAGCAAGTAGTCCCCCCAAGGAACGTCTCTTCTAGCCTTAATGTTTTTAATGAAACAAATCAGGGCTCAGGAAACCTTAGTCTTAGGGAGTTCTACACAAAAAGAGAGCTAGATAAATACTTAGATGCCAAAGCTGAAGTTGCAGATGTATATAACAAAAACTCCCTCTACACTAAATCTGAAGTAGATTCCTTAATTAGTGGCCTAAGTCTATCTAATTACGCCACATCTAGCTACGTAAGCACGGAGTTAGCGAGTCAACTATCCACTATAAATAACAACTTTGCTCAAAATTACTACACCAAGAATGTTTTATATACACAGACTCAAGTTGATAGTTTAATCTCTAGTCTTTCTATAACTGGTGACTATATCTCAAAGACTCCCGCCACCATGGCAGAAGTAACTATAGTCCCAGAAGTTAACACCCTTACTGCTAGTTTTATTGTTCGTTCCTCAAACAACACAGATTCTACAGAAGTTCAGAGATGGGAAAATTCTTCTACTGATTACTTAGGATCAGTGTACGCAGATGGCAAGGCAAAATTTGTAAACACAGTTATAGTAGGACAAAACGTCAATGTTAACGGAGTTGGTTTAGAATTAAGTGAGAGAAGGATATCTGATGTGGCTAATCCAATAGATGACTTTGACGCCGTTAATAAGCATTTTATGGAAGCGTTTATCACTACAACAATAGACCAAGCAACCCAAACAACGGACGAAAATTACCTAGTAGACGCTCTAGAATACTAACATGACAAACTCCTCGCCAAGAGACGTAATCCTCCACAGAAGATCACGTGTAAAAAACAAAAGGCCCCTAACAACAGACATCCAATGGGGCGAGATTGCCGTTAATTTTAACGACGAAGATCCTAGTGTATATATAAAAGACGAAAGTAACAAGATAAGGAAAGTCGGTGGTATATTCTATTCAGATGTGGCTCCTGATCCCTCAGTTGCTATCGATGGGTCTCTAGAGCTATCCCATGGCGAGTTATGGGTACAGAAGATTAGCCCTCCGGCGGCAATCTCCGATCAGGACGAGGATGCTCGTTTGTATGTCTATAATAAGTTTATAAATTCAGGTGCAGGTGGATGGCTAGAGATCGGTAAGTTTAGGTTTGGTCTCATAGAAGAAAGCTTAGATCAGTTCAAAGACGGTACTGATGGAGAGGACATAGTTCACACAGCCGGTAACCAGATCCTTATTAATAACAAGAGCGTTATAAAGGGTGAGTCTACAGCCGGAGGAAATAAAGTAATCATCAACGACGGAGCAAATTTTGCAACAGCAGTCATAAACGCTAGTAGCAATGTAATAATTAACTCTAGTGATATAGATGTAAATGCTGATAACGTTGTCCTAAGCTCAGCAACTTCTTATATCTTTCAAACTGATAGCGTAACAGGCACAGGATCTTCTACTTTTACTTACAATGACCACGGGTTATTTAATGGCGAGGAGATCTTTGTAGAAGAGTTTCTTAACGACAACTCGACTCCTGGAGGATTAACCTCAGGTAACTATAAGATCTCTAACACGACTTTAAATACTTTCAAGCTTAATAACGGCTCTGCAGAT